CATGGGTCGAAATTCAACCTGTGTCGTTACGAACGCTCGGCTGCATCGCCGAGTATTTGCCGCAGAACCTTGTGGGACAATGGCATGAGAAACCGTTTGAGATTACGGGTATAACTACCTATACATGGACCGGAGAAACCGATCCTGTTTACTATCAAGAGCTTTTATTGGGCAGATTTATTCAAACGGGAGCGGTCGTGATGATTAAAGGTTCTGTGTCCGATTATCAAAGCGGAGAACCTTTTGTATATGTAGGGAATAGGCAGGCGATGATCCCTGCGCAAAATGGGAGTTTTACGCTCAAGGTCATCAACAACCGGGACAATATCAACCGTATCTATTATTATGGCGGGACTGTGGGATCTGATCGACGGTTGACGATTACCATAAATAGTGTCGAGCTGATTCCCGATGTCGCCTTGTCCTGGCTCGACAGCGCCAAGCAGTTCCCGCTGAATGATGAATATCTTCCGCCGCTTTTGCAAAGCGACGGTGGGTATGACCTGACTGCGTCCGGAACGCCGGAAATAATCATCAAATAAACCGAAAACAATGAACAACTACGCAAAACTGATCGACGGGCGTCTGAAGTACGCCCCTACAACAATCAGGACCGCCGACGGGCTGGTCTGCAACCCGCGTCCGGACAAACTGATCCCGCTTGGATACAAAGAGGTGATCTTCGACGAGCATCCGGAACCGTCCGATCCGCCGAAGCATTACCGGGAGGTCTACACCGAAGAGGCGGACCGCATCCGGGTCGGCTGGGAAGAATACACGTCTGTACCGGAGCCGCAGCCCGATCCCGAACAGTTGCGGGAAATGGCCTACCGGGCCGAAGCGGATCAATATCTGATGGCCTACGAAGGCTATCTGGCCGAGGGCAAGATACTCGAAGCCGACGAGCAAAAGACCATATACCTGGCCAAAAAGGCCGAGATCAGGGAGCGATTCCCGGATAAGTAACCTGTCGGTCGAACTCTCGAAATACCACAAATATACGAAAAGACTTATCAATAAACTCGTCGGATGGCTCAACGCCATCGCTAAAGACAAATACCAACACTTCGCAGTCGGGGCGGTCATCGCCTCCGCGGCGCTGGTCGTGGCTGTGCCGTTGGGCGCCTGGTGGCGGTGGCAGCCTTTACTGGTGTCGATGGTCGCCGTAATGACGGCCGCCGTTGTCAAGGAGCGCAAGATCGACCCGAAAGCCGACATGCAGGACATTCTATGGACGCTCGCAGGAGGAGCCGTAGGATGGGTGGTGTTCATCGTGTTTACCCTAACTGCGAGATAGAATGGACTGGACTACGATCATCATTTCCTTGGGCGGGGCGTTGTTGACTGGCGGCGGAGCCTTGTCTTTGCTTTACTATAAAGAAAATCGTCGGGCCAAGCAGATTGACAACGAAAAATCCGTCGTCGAGGAGTGGCGCGGGATCGCCGAAGAGCGAAAGGCCCGTTGCGACGAACTCAAGGAATCACTCGACCGGAAGGATGCGAAGATCGACGCCCTGTACAAGGAGAATTCCGAGCTGCGCAAACGAAACGACAAACTATCCTCTGCGAATACTGCGCTGTCGATTCTCAAATGCAAAGTCCTGGGATGCGACAAGCGCCAGCCACCGTTCGGCAAGAATGAAAACTGTGAATCGTAAACAAAACATTTCCAAAAGTTCAAGATCATGAAAAAGACAACCAAAATCGCATTGATTGTGCTCGCCGCCGTAGTGGCCGGCATCGTACTGTTTAACCTGCTGCCCGACGGCATCCGCATCTGCTCGACGATCTCGGCCGGGGTGGGACTGGTGGCTGGTATCATCGTCAAATCGTGGTGGGACCGTAAAACGAAATAGCCATGACTCCGCGAGGATTAAGAAACAACAACCCGCTGAATATCGAAAAGACGAAAGGCGGAAACCCCTGGCGGGGCGAGATCGTGCCGTCGAAGGACAGTCGTTTCGCGCAGTTCACGACAATGGCCTACGGGTATCGGGCCGCCTTCAAACTGCTGAACAATTACCAGCGCAATTACGGTCTGGACACGATACGCAAGATGATCGGCCGCTGGGCGCCGTCGAATGAAAACCACACGGACACCTATGTCCGTACCGTGGCGGAGAGATCGGGCGTACCAGCCGACAGTCGAATCACCACGACAAACCGGGATGTGATGGTGCCCATTGTGGCGGCGATGTCGTTTGTGGAGAACGGCGTTGATGCCAAGATGCTCGACGTACAGGCCGGATGGGAACTATTTATCAAAGGATAAAACGTATTATTATGAGAATCAACTTATACAACGAAGATTGCCTGATTGGAATGAAGCGTATCCCCGATGCAAGTGTGGACTGCGTGCTGACCGACCCGCCGTACTTGTACCTCAAGAATCAGAAACTCGACCGTTCTTTCGATGAGCAGGCGTTTTTTGCAGAGGTAAAGCGGATTTTGAAAAAAGATGGATTCATCGTAATGTTCGGACGCGGAACCTCCTTCTATCGCTGGAATACGATTTTGGCAGACCTTGGATTCAATTTCAAAGAGGAAATCATCTGGGATAAATCTTATATCTCATCCCCATTGATGGCGATATCTCGTGTGCACGAAACCGTCTCGATATATACGAAGGGGAAGGGCACGATAAATCGCTGTAAGGTACCTTATCTGGAGGCGAAAGCGCATAATATTGACTCTATTATCGCTGACATCAAGCGATTATGCACTATTTTTCATAATCCAAAGTCATTAAAGGCCGTAGAGGATTTTTTGACACAAAATAAACTAAAATACGAGCCAGATAAACGCCGCAGATGTCACGTAACCGCGCAAACAGGCTTTGGCAGCGAAGATCGAAATGCCGCTGTCATGCGGGCAATGAGCGACGGATACACGGAAAAAAGTATTATCCGATCCGATTTATATAAATGTAGTACATCCAATAAACATAATTTTCACGGTGATATGAGAGTAGGCGATCGATCATGTAATGTGATGCAATCTGTCGAGTTCGGTCAAAGCGAGAAATCCATCATCAAACAGCCCCGCGATCACTATGCAACGATTCATCCTACGCAGAAGCCTGTGCGGCTGTTGGAACGCCTGCTTGCGCTCGTAACCAAAGAGGGCGATATAATACTCGATCCGTTTGCAGGTTCGGCCTCGACGGCCATTGCCTGCATGGATACGAGGAGGGATTTCATCGGATACGAGATCGACAAGGAGTATTATGTCAGAGCGATGGGTCGAATTTCGAAACACCAACCGAAATTAGGTTTACAAACGGCATGAAAAAATATCTCTTCATCGCCCTGCTGATAGTTAGCGGGTTGTTGTGGCTGCAAACGGTGCGGTTGCGAGGTGAACGGTCCGAGCGCAAGCGCGTCCAGTCCAACAACGAGGTATTGACCGACAGCGTGGAGTTCTACCGGACGGCCAGCGGCAAACATGCCGCATCCCGGCAGATACTTGAACTCCGAACCGGAGAACTGGAGCGGTACAATGCGCAACTGGCCGCGCAGATCCGGGAGCTGCGGATCAAGGTCCGGCGGCTGGAGGCGGCGGCCACGACGGCCACGCGGACCGAGGTGCAGATCACGGCGCCCCTGGAACCCGCAGACCCGCAGTCGTCGTCAGCATGGGAGAAATACGGCGCAGGGGTGCGGAGGGCTGCCGATTCGGTAAAGACGGCCCTTAACCGGAAATTCCCCGGACTGCCGAGCGTCCCCGAAGCGAAGGTTTTCAGATGGTCGGATCGCCATGTGAGCGTGGACGGCATAATCCGGGCTGATTCGGTGAGTTGCCAGGTTGTAAGCATCGACACACTCCAGCAGATTGTCCACCGGGTCCCGCGCCGGTTCTTGTTCATCCGATGGGGCACGAAGGCAATCCGGCAAGAGGTTGTATCGTCGAATCCGCATACCAACATTATCTATACCGAGTACATAGAATTTAATAAAGGAAAGCGACGAAAACCATCTACAACAACATTATTCCATTCCCGGGATTTGCCGCCATAAACCTATTCGGGGTAATATTCGCCCGCAAAAAGTATCGCCCGCTGTCGGAAACAACCGTAAACCACGAAGCAATCCATACCGAGCAAATGAAAGAACTGCTGTATGTGGGATTCTACCTCTGCTACCTTGTCGAATGGATCGTGCGGCTGTTCATGAAAGGCAAGCCTACCGTAATATCTCCTTCGAAAGGGAGGCGTACAACTGCCAGCATATCCCCGGATATGCGCAAATAAGGCAGCGGTTCGCACAATGGCGATAAATTAATGTCTCTTGGGGATGGACATAAAAAGTCCCCAACGCCCCTCTTCATTATTCCACTAATGTGTGCCATACGCACCGAGCATTGAGGACTATTCCTTGATCCGGTGCGTATGGCTTTTCATTAGTGGATAATCAAAGTTAAAACAAATATTTGAGATGGAGATGCGTAAAACAGAGCTTTTTGCACAAATACTTAAAACCGTTGCAAATGAAACGGAATTGACACCTGAGCAAATCCTTTCGTGTTGTCGCACCGCCGAAACGGTCGATGCCCGTTATATACTCGTCCATCTGTTAAGACGCGAAGGCATGTACATCAGCGAAATCGCCCGCATGATGAATTTCTCCCGCCGGGGCATCGAAAAAATGCTTTCTCAGTTCGAGGACCGCCTCTCTCAAAGCGGACACATCTTCAAAGTGACCTTTGAACGCATTGCGAACAAAGTGCGCATAGCCTTCGAATCATCCCGTTGACCACCCTGCCGAGCCGGACCACCTTTGCATTGTAGCTATAATACAATGCTACCTCAATCGCCGAAGAGGTAAGAGGCGGACGAAATCATGTATATACATGGAAGCAGATTATTTAACGTCGGGCGATCTGGCTATGTGGGAGAGCAATCGCCATTGTTACAAGCACCGCGACGGCATGGCCGCCACGGGTATCGGTCTGGCTGCCGGTCTGGGCGGCGGCGCACTCCTTCTGGCTGCAGCCGGAATATGGGGCATTAACCAGGCATCCAAAGCTCGCAGCGAGGGTGCAAGCAAGGCCATCGACATCCTCGCCCAGACGCAGCTCCAGGAGCGCGTTTCGCGTGAGGGCTGGCAGAACAACCATGCACCTACGATCAGCCAGTACGTTGATGTACGGGCAGGTGCAGGCGCCGGGGCAGGCGCTAACGCGCTGTCGAACGCCGAAGCAATCGCGCTGGCTCAGGCGATCAATGGCAATTCGGGGCTCAACTCCGCCATCGGAGGATGCAATTTCCTCCGCGTGGCGAGGTATTCCGCCCCGCAGCCTTGTGGTTGCGACACGTGCCAGGGTTAGCCCTTCCGGGGTGGGGCGGGAATCCGTCCCACCCTTAACCCTTAAAACCGCTACGATATGCTATTCGCTAAAAAAGAGTATCACAATATGGACGCAATCCGCACGACATCCAAAGACGCCCTGAAAAGATCGCTTATGCAGATGTATCAAGGCGATGTAGCCACGATGGAGCGGATGTATGATTTCTACATGAAAGATATGGAGAAGGTCCCCGATTTCGACCCGGTACCGCCATCGATGCTCCAGCAGGCAAAAACAACCATCGGGGAGCTGTTCGGATGGGCCGATGCCAATCAAGACAAATTGGTCGGCGCCTACAATCTATTCAGAACTATCAGAAGCGGAGAGCCTATAAGCGCCGTGAGTGCCGCTACTCCCGTAGCCGATGTTCCACCACTACCGAAACTATAAGCCATGAAACCCTATAAGATCGAAATATACATATATGCTGAATCCGAGCAGGAAGCCCGGGAGGTGCAGCAGGCAGCCTATGATTTCGTGAACGAGAACTACCAGCGAGGAGGGCTCGTAACGGCATCCAAACTGAAAGACCTGCTGATAAAATACAAGAACAACTTTTTCGTGCAAAACTTTCTGAAACGATGAGCGAGAACACCAATCCCCAGGAACCGCGTCAGCCGCGGAACCTTTTCGAACAGATTCTGTTTGGCGTGCAGGTAACCAACGACAATATCGTGACGCTGCACGGCCGCGTAGACGCCTTCGAGGCGAAAATAAATGCGATATACGATGCACTATACCCTACCTCCGAGCCTAATGCCTCCGGCGCGGATGAAAAAATAGAGACAGTAGGAGGCAAAACTAAATAATTACCCATTTTATGAACTGTAACAAAATTCAAGCGGCTGTTATTACACCCGTTCTGGCAGCCGGATCGGTGGCTTCGCCGTACTTTTATGAGGTGAACATCACCCAGCGGCTTTGCTATCCGACGTGCGCAGACAACACTCCGGTATTCAATCCGCAGTTCTCGTTGAAATCGCTGTCACAAGTTGGGACCGGACGCTATGTGGCTACCGTCCATGTCGAGGGCATCATCTCTTATGTTCCGTGTAACGGCGGATGCGGATGCACCAAGCAGCAACCTCTCTCGCAGGATTTCACGATTCCCATTCAGTCGGCATCGACACCCACCGTAACCATCGAGCAGGGAGCCGCGATGAACGCCGTGGCGGCATCAGCCTGCCAGCCGTGCAGCCGGACATTCGTATCGGAGACGCCGATCACCGTAACGGTGGCAACGGCCGCAACCCCAACAGCGTAGCGGTATGCTGTGGATAGCCCTGCTCACTATGATATGCGCCACCATTGCGCAGCACCTCGGGCTGGCCGAGAAGATCGCGCAGATCGGCAGCCAGGTCATGGCATGCCCGAAATGCCTCTCGTTCTGGGCTACGCTCTTTGTGCTGCTCGTTAACGGATGCAACATACTATGTGCGGTAGGGCTATCCCTATTTATGGCATACATTGCTAATTGGGTCGGATTCGCATATTATGGTGCGGAGAAATTATACGAAATATTATGGCAAAGAACAACAAGAAACCCGGATCAACGTCCTCAAAAGAAAAGACCGAACCGGCAGTAATAATTCAAACGCCGAATATCGTAGGAGTGTATAAACCGCTCCCGCGCGTGTCGGTGTGTAAAAACTGTTAGACATGACTTCAATCGAATTAAAGGAACGCTACGAACGGCTACATGACAAGATGGCCGGCATGGACGATGAGCACGCAGAAAAGGTGTTCGCGGGAGCCCAGATGTGGGCATTCGGGAAAATCGCGGAAACGTCGCCGACCATCGCCGAAATGTGGCTTGGGAAGATGGAGGCGATATGCTGGTATAATTACCTGTCAGACGCCGAGGCAAAGATGATCGCTGCGAAGCTCGTAAACCAAGACGGAAGCACCGGAGCAAAATGGAGCAAGGACGCATTCCTGCAAACCGTGGAAAAGCTGGACGGGGAGGTCGAAAAGGAGCCGTATTACAACGACAATGCCCTATGGGTTACGGCTGTAATGATATACAGCGATCACGCCAAGAGTATCGCCGAGGATATGGGACACGCTTCGCCGGCTGATATTCCGTCCGAAAAAATGGCGCGATCTTGCTACCGGAAAGCCGTGGAGAAACTCTGCGACAAGGATCGGAAGCACTTTATCCGAGAGTATTTCGAAGATGAACTGACGTAGAAAAACGTCCTCGCATTAATTGCGGGGACGCTACTTTGTTATGAATGAAGAAATGACATACTGGATGTCGCAGCTCGAAATAAGCGAGTGCTCCGCACCGCTGTTCGCCCTTGTGATCGCAAAGATCATGGAGGCTATATGAATCAAAACCGCGTCAGCAATGCGGCATTTTTCTCTCGTTCTTCTCGTTCAAAAGAAGCGAGATAATTTTCTGTCGTCTTCAAGTCCGTATGTCCGAGGCTTTCGGAAATATAGGCTATACTTGCCCCGGAACGCTTCAATACGGTGGCGAATGAATGGCGGGCCGTATATGTTGAAACCGGAGGCAACCCTAATGCTTTGGAAATAGACCTAAATTTACGATTTATGCAGCTTGTTAGGTCTTTTGCCTTTTGCCGCTGCTCCTCAATAGATTCTTTGCCCGTAAGAATAGGAAATATAAAACTATCAGGACTTTCTTTGTTGCCCCATCGTGATATAATATCCTGCATTTGAGGTACAATTATCGCCCGCACGGCTTTCCGAGACTTTGTGCGGTGCTCCGTCTTTTTCCGTACATAACTTATTTCCCCGTCCTCAATATCACTATATCGCAACCTTACGAAGTCGGCGACATTGATTCCATTGCACAAATACATAAACAGCCAATAATCGCGGTATTTTGCCGTTGCTTCGTATCCATCATCATAACGGGCTATCAAGCCTATCTGCTCCAATGTAAGGGCCAGTTTACGCCCCTCTCCTTCCTGTATCTCGTAGCGCCCCCGACCGAATGGATATTGCGCCTCCTTTACAATACCAATAGCCCGGGCCTGGTTGAATATCGATCGCAGAGCGCGCATATATATCGCAATAGTTGTCTGTCCCTTACCCGAAGCACGCATAAACTCTTCGAATCGACGCAGCCATGAAATAGATACGTCGATATATTGAACCTCCCGCTTTGAAAAAGCATTCATCGACAGCAACAATGCACGCAGAATATCCGCCGTCCCTATGTGGGATGTCTCCCGCAATTCCTGCTCTTTGATTTGGATGGATGCATTTACCGAAGTAGCGCCGGCTCCTTTCAAACGAGCACCTAACAATTCAAGCGTGAAACAACCTTTTGACGTTAAATCCTCGACAGCTTGTCGAACCAATTCAAAACTATTTTCTATATCTTTGCGAACGGATACAAGCGAATGAAGGCGCGTCGCATTGAGCCGCTGCCAATCATCGGGCATCATACTCTTACCGGTTGGGTAATAAGAGCGCACACGACGATACGATACCCGGATACGCACGGGATACTGGCCATTTGCCAACGCCCGGCGGGTGTCGAGAATAGTGGCCACCGTTACGCCATCCTTTGAATAGTAGTGGTTGTTCATTGCACATTATTTGCACACATCTTATTTATTGCGTGCAAAGATATGCAAAGATATGAAAAATAAAATTGCTCGACAAGTGTTGTTGTAAACGATATGAAAAGCTATGAAAAGCCATGAAAACCAATAAAATATGCATGGCATGCAAGAGGTCACGAGTTCGAATCTCGTATTCTCCACAATTAAAAATCAAGGGGTTGCAATAGTTTGCAACTCCTAATTTTTTGCCGTTGCTCACACAATTTGCGCCTATCTGTAAAAATAGACACAAAAAAAATCCCGCCGCTAGCCAAGACTGGCGACGAGATAATGATTCTACAAACTGTTCCCTCGACTTTCTTTCCGCATCGCACTTTCCGCTAACAATTTTCCCGCATTCGCCCGCGACACATCATGCTCGATCTGCTGGTCCACCCATTCCTGCAAATCAGACTTCAAAAAAGATAGTTTGCCGTTGATCTTGGTAGACGGTATTTCTCCAGCGGCGGACAATTTGTAAAGTTTGCTTATCGTCGTTTTATATCCACGCCCATCAAGAAATGCGAGAGCCTGGTCCTTTGTCAGGTGCTCGTTCGTGTGGTAAGATTGAGCGGCGATCAAGCGCTTAAAGCAGTCCTCTGTAGCCTCAAATACCCACTTGCGAATTTCATTCTTTGTAATTGCTCCCATACCTATATTAAAATAAAGGCAGCTCTTGCTGCCATCCGTCAATGTGTCCCCGTAAAATCCGTTTGAAAGCCCGCCACAAATGCGGCAAAGACCTATGTTTCTTGAAATGATATTTGAAATCGTGGTCGTGTTTGACCCCGATCTTTCGTTCCGTGTCCACAACAAGCTGCATCAACTGTCCCCTCGAATAGCTTATATAGACCTCGGAATCGTCCCGCTGGCCGCCCCTGCGTTTTTCTTTCTGCTCACCCATTGTTTTCCCGAATTAATCACTACCTTTACGTTGTCGGCGTTAGGGGTGATCTTTCGGGATTGCCTCTTTTTTATTTCCGCAAAATCAGATCTTCATTTTCCGACAATTCATATCTTTTGCCATTCAAAATTTCGGTACATCTTTTATTTCCCGCCTCAACGTCCGTATCGCCCGGTCTATGGCATCTCCGATAATCGTGGGGTTCGGCTGTTTTCCCCGGCCGCCCCGCCGCCATTTCTGAAAATGATGCAGAATGCGGACAGCCTGAACCTCGTCCGGCTTGTCGTCCTGAAAACTGCACATTTCCCCGCAATGCCGTATATTCCAGGTAATGATACATTGCCCGTAGCCGTCTATGCCTTCATTCTTCAGAAAAGCACACTCGCCGCACTTACAGTACTTTTTCATCTTTCTCCAGTTCTTCAATCAGAGCGTCGGCAATCATGACGGAGCTTTTCGCAATGATTCCCGGAATAGCCTTGTCGCCATCGAAACCATTGCCGGCTGCCAAACATCCGGATATTTCGCTTTGCATCGCCTGCCCGGCATACACCCGCCGCCAGTACTCGCGGTCAGTATTTAAGTTTTGCTTAATAGCTGTCCCGACCATTTTGCGGGCGCCAGCAATATGGTCATACTCTCCCCGCTCCAGCTTCTCCAGATAGTCATCGTCGCGCATCATCAGGTCGTCCTCACTTGCAATATCAGGGTACATTTGTCCGTTTTCAAGATAAGCACCAATTTCGGAATACAGTTTTTTAGGGTCGCCATAAACAAGCACCCTAACAGGCAGGTAGGCACTATTTGTGATGTGTGAAAATTCAACGGGAAGCCCGCCCCTCGTGCACACCGCCGCACCTCGCTTGGCGGCCTCCAAATCGAAATTCTTCATGGTTTATTCAGTTTTAAGTAGTTCCGGATCGTCGTGGATGTTGCCGATGACTTCGCAACATTGCGATAACCATGATACGCTTTGCATTTCAGCAATGGAAGAATACGGATATACTGGCGCTCTATGGTCATAGCCGAACGACACAGGATTATCCTCGAAAGCAAGGCCGCCGGGCACTCGGAAGACTGACCGCACAATTCCGCTACCGTCTTCTTTGAATATATCCCCCTCCCAAATATCCCTGCCGTTCTTGTCTCTCAACCCCGTGAACTGGCCGACGGTGTTGGGATCAACCTCATGTTCGAAAGTATAATTACCGGAAAATTGAGTGATGAAATATCGTTCTTTTTTATCGTCTTTGAAATGACTAACCAATAACGAACCGTATATCCACTCCCCGTTGTCGAGGCGCTTGCCTCGGAATTTAATTTCTCTCATAACGATCTCATTTTACGATTTTCACATTCTCGTCCGCCCCGATGATTCCCTGGCGGCGCAGGCGCTTGATGAAGTTCTTCATGTTCAACGCCTGTTCGTAGTAGCAGTCCTTTTCGACCTTCACGTCCGATTTGACATGGCGGATAACCGTATCCGTATCAGGATCGTATTGGCGTGTTATCTCGGTTCGCATTTCGGCTTTCGAAGCCTCTCGCGTAGTCGCATTGAACTTGTAAAGGGTGTGACCGGGGACCTTCGTCAAACGACCGATCAGTTTGTATTCGTTCTGTTTCTTCTCGACGGCTTCGATCTGCGCCTTGCAAATCTTCTCGTTCGTGAGGCCGTCATGTGGAGTTAGAATATCCATAGCTCTATTCGTGAATCTCGCGCCAGCCGATGACTTGCTCATCCGATATTTCCCATTCTTCGGAATCGGCGTACCACCACCCCTCGTCACCCCGGTCTGCTAACGCATAACCTCTTCCGAAGTTGAGTTTTACTAACACAACCTTTTCAATAGGCGGCAACTCCTCTTTCAAGTCATGCACATCTCGTCGGTATTGGTTCGCGTATTCTCGTGCTCTTTCCTCAATCGTTTCCATGTTTCAAGTTCTTTAAAGTGTTTAAAGATATTTACAGTTTTTTCGAGATTTTACGAGAATCTCGCTATTTTTTCAGAACGGGGAGTTGCAGTCTTTGCAAACCCCTCGGAATCTAAAGAACTCGTAATAACGCCCCAATATGCACACGGACAAATATCTTCGATACATATTGCGTTCACAGCTATTACACCCGCATCCCTGTATGCGCATTCTAAATATCGTCATAGCTCGCTCATTTCACCAAATCCACTTCTTATCGCCGAAACACTTTCGAATAACGTTATCTCTGTCATCATCGGACGACATCCTCCATTTCCATCTGTCAACAATGATATTCCCGACATATTCTCCCGTATTCTTATAAACCGACACAACTATATCGTTGCTGCCAGCTAAAGGTTCTGTAATATAGTAAGCCATCTCATTGCTATTTTACAAGTTCGAATTCGTACACCACGACCCACGGATTCGATGCCCACGTTCCGCGACCGGAAACCTTGTCGATCAGCGCGGCGAAAGCCTCACGATGATTGTCAAAATAAAACCCTTCTTCCCGGTGCACATCCTCGAAATAAAACTTGTTGATTTTGGGAATATACCTGACGCCCTCCTTCAGGCAATCGGCATCCTGAATATCCTGCAACCGCTCGCACTTGATTCCGGTGATGCGGATTCGGTGAGGCATCAAATCTGCTCTGACAAACATTTTATTGTCCCATCCAGCACCTTCTGGAATTGGCCTCGTATTGTCTAAAATATTGTAGAATGAACTGTAATTTTGCGCCACGGAAACGATCTCGCCGACCTTGTAGCGGGTATACTTCGAGAGCCTGACATCAATAAAATCCCCGTATTCGTTTTCATAAACCAAGGTGTTGCCCCTCGTGTCCCACGTAAGGCCGAAAAATTCATCAGGAATCAGCCGCCTCGTCATAGTCTTTCGGCCCTCGATCACCGCCTGCGTCAAGCCGTAGCGGTCGTTAAACATGATTTTCTGCATAGCTATTTCTCTTTGAAATGTTCAATAATCTCCTCGGCCGTAGCCTTGCGGCAAACAAGAGAATAATCAAGGTTTGTATTTCGATTTTTGTGCAAACAATACGAACTTCCGGCTAACTCGGTAACAAAATACTGTTCGTTGTCGTTCTCGTCGTTCATAGCCGCCAGCGCCTTGAACAGATCGATGTTTTCGCCACAGTCAATAAATGCTGGTGATTTGGGTGTCTTAGCCCAAATACCAACATAACCATCCAAATCAGGATCGTAAGGTTCCGTAACTATTACCCAGTCTTTATGATAATCGCTTGATGTGACGGCAGGAGATACATACCGGCCTATACTCGACAGCCACACAGCCAGTTCTTTCCGCTTCTCCGCATCCTCGACGCGGACAAAGCACGGGGTGGTGAATTTCATCCTATTCTTGTCGTTTTAGATTGTTTGTCCTGTTGATCTCCGCGGCAATAGCCTCGACGGTCTTGCCCCGGCCTCGGCCATTGGCATCCTTTTCCCGTTGTGTACGTTCGCGCTCGATCTTCTGCAAAAGCGCGATTTGTTTGGGATTGCCGATTTCAGGTTTTATATCCCCGAGCATAAACTTGCCATCCACGAGACGCAACGGCTGCTCAATGCTTGTTACCTGATCTTTCATCTCTTGTAATTTTTAAATTCAACACTCTTAAAAATAGCCTTGTGATTGCACCAACGAGCCAATCGTTTCTGCTCATTCGTCGGTTTGATGTTATTATCGAAATCCCGGTAAGGCTGGGCAAACGGGCAGACTTTCAGCTTGCGTAGGGCGTTGATCCGCTCCAATGATTCATCGACATCTTGAATCAGACAGTAGACGAAAATGCGATATGGCTTGATGCCTCGGCGCCCCAACTCTTTGACACACTTTGTAACCGCCTCCAGTTGGGACATACGGTCGCAGGCGAACCGAATATGCCGAATCCATTTCACCCGTGCCAGCAGGTCGAGGATGTAGAGATCATCGCACGCCCTCCGGGCATCCAGCCCTTGATTGAAATCGACTGCGATCCCCATGCGGACAATCTCCTCGATCTGTTCCAATCCGAACTCCGACGCCAGCACGTTGTTGTCGAGCAACACGGCCTGACGCTTGTCGCCGAGGAACTCCCGGAGCGGGGATGCCGGTCGGATGGCTCCCTCCTTGTGCGAAACGATGCACCACGGGCAGCGGTTCGGGCAACCACGGGTCAGGAAACCATAGGCTTCCCTGACGCCATAGAGCGAGTAATCCGGGCAGATGTGTTCCACCTCTTCCGGCAGCACCGTCGCATAGTCCCGGAATCCCGTTCCGCCCCGGATTACCTCGCAATGGTAGATGTCCGGACAATCGGCCGTGAAGGTGAAGACCTTCGACATGTAAACCCGGTCGTAGCACCCGAACATCGGGTCTGCGAACTCCACTCGGTCGCCCTGCGCCTTATGCCACGCCGATATTTTCATCAGCGCGAGATTCGGGAAATGATGCCCGTCTATGTCAACCAAACCTATTCGCATAGTCCGTATTTCAACATATTCCTGAATATCCCCATCATCGGAGCCTTTACGATACTGTTCCCGGCCAGCTTGTATTGCTGCGTATCGCTGATTCCCACAGCTTGTATCTTGTCGATGTCGCCGTCCGAAACATCCATCAGCCGCAAACATTCTCGGGGCGTAAGGCGGCGGATGCAGCCTGCATAGTCCAGCAAATTGTTCTGCTCCCACGCACTTCCTGTAATCGTTCCGGGAATATCCGCTTCGCCGCCTTTGTTGAAGCCGCGTCCCCGCATCAGGATTTTTGGTTCGAGGCCGCCGCCCGATTTCGTCGTTATCGTCGGGCTGATGCCGGTCGGATCGTATACCCGGTATTGCTGTCGGTTCCAGTCCGTTTCCTTTGTCGCACCGATCTGAATAGACTTGTCGGATATGAAAGTACCAGTCCAATTTGCGCAACCTTTCGCTGTTAAACACATCGCCACTTCACCGTTGATAGCCGTATATTTCCCTAACTTCTTTTTGACGTAATTTATCCCGCGCTCGTTCAAAAAATACTTCTCGTCTACCTCCAGCTCCAGCACATCTTTCAGCCGCTTTTCCAACCGAACCGGATGCGGAAACTCATACCAGCATCCGTTAAGAATGGAGAGCATAAACACACGTTCCCGGTTCTGCGGCACGCCGTAGTCTTTGGCGTTGAGTATTTCCGTGTAATTGACATAATCGAGCGAGCGAAGCCACGATTCCCATTTGAGAAACAGCGGACGGTATTTATCCGACACGAGGGCTTTCACATTCTCCATCAGCAGGAATTTAGGACGCTTGGCCGCGATCGGCCGACGGCATTCCCATAACAGAGATGACCGGGTACCCGAATCTTCTTCGAAGCCCTTCTGTTCTCCAGCACTACTGATGTCGGTACACGGAAACGAGTAGGTGAACAGGTCGAAGTCCGGAACGGCGTTCCAATCGATTTTCGTGATGTCGCCGTAATTTCGGTCTGCCAACTCCGGAAATACTGCATTATGGGCTTTGATCGCCCATCTGTCGATCTCCGACCAGCCTACGCACTCGTAATTCGCACCTATGTCCCGGAGGGCCATAAGTTGGCTGTCATAGCCGGAAAAACTTGTGAATACTCGTAATTTCATGGTCATTCGCATAACAACTCGTAATAGCTCGCCGCAAGGCTGTCTTTTCCGCCCGAAAAGGTGACGATGACTTTCATAACGTCCTCCGTTAATACTCCACGGCCGCCCGGCGGTCGATGAAGAAGTGGATACCCGGAGCGCATTCGTTCCAGCGGTCACCGTCAAAGTCGGAGACCTCGACGGTAGCGCCGACCGTATACACGAAGTTCGCATCATGGCTCGAATGAATTGTGTCGATGTCGGCTTTGGTTCCATCAGCATTCTGAATCTCCACCACATAGGCTTTGTCGCAGCGACATTTTTCGCCTCCGGCAGAGCTGCGGCGGGCATCCTCCGGGATTTGCAGCTTCACGATATATTCCGAAGCCTTCTTCCAGCCGATAAAACTGCCATCGGTGGGGCAAGCCATGTATGTACCTTTGGCTCCGCGCAGGTCGGCTCCGCGCAGGTCGGCTTCGCGCAGGTTGGCTCCGCGCAGGTTGGCTCCGTACAGGTCGGCTCCGTACAGGTTGGCTCCGCGCAGGTCGGCTTCGCGCAGGTCGGCTCCGCGCAGGTTGGCTCCGCGCAGGTTGGCTCCGTACAGGTCGGCTCCGTACAGGTTGGCTCCGCGCAGGTCGGCTTCGCGCAGGTCGGCTCCGCGCAGGTTGGCTCCGCGCAGGTTGGCTCCGTACAGGTCGGCTCCGTACAGGTTGGCTCCGCGCAGGTCGGCTCCGCGCAGGTTGGCTCCGCGCAGGTCGGCTTCGTACAGGTTGGCTTCGTACAGGTTGGCTTCGCGCAGGTCGGCTCCGCCTTTCAAGGCCTCCAATACCGTTTTGGCAAGCGTATTGTCAACGCTCGAATACTCGAAAAGGATAGAACCTGTCCAGCGGTTCTTGATCGATATTTTAATCTCTTTGTTCATGGTTGTTGTGTCACATGGTTAAATACCAACGTATTTCCGACTGGAATTCCTCGATCGTCCGGCAGACGACGTGTCTGTTCCCGTTCGTGATTGCGAGTGAACGCCATTCGATTTGCGCGTCCGATAGGACGGAACGTCGGTCGGGAGTCTTCATTTCGATACATAGGGCGTTGAAGCCTCCACGTCCGAGCAGCAGGATAAGGTCGGTAACGCCTGCCGTTACGCCCTCGGCTTTCATTATCGCGGCTTCCGTGCGGCCCCGGGCGCCGCCGTTCGGTACGGCGAACAGGAGCTTCCCGATGTCCGGGTATTGGAGTCGAAACCAGCTGACGCACATTCGTTGCAGGTGTGATTCGATGTGTCGTGTCATGGTGATTATTATAACTCGTCCGGGATATTATACCGCGCCTTGTCTCCTTTGAGCACCCATCCGGGCTTCTCGGCCCCGCTAATGCGTATCGGAGCATAATCGTCCGTGCTGCCGCCGTTCCGGGCCACCTCATTGCACATCGCGGAATACGTCAGAATCCGACATTTCACATCGATGCCCAAGATGTCGGCGATCGTCAGCCGTTTGTACGTGAACGCGTCCAGCACCCTGTTCAGGGCATATTCCAGCCGCTTCCCGCTCATTCCCGTCTTCTCGATACGCTCGGCAAGGATAGAGAAGAATTCGCTCGACATATCCGGAAAACATACGGACAGTTTATGCACCACCGTGGCGATATGTGCCGCCGATGCCGGAGGCCCTGCAAGTACGGATACTTCCTCACTCCCACTCTTGGCGAGTGTGAGCGCGATAGATTCCCTCGGCGACGGCCCGAGCGAGCTCATCAGGGCCTGGGGGTTGATTTTTTGTACTTCGCTCATGGTTCTTGATTCGTTGATCTTGTTCGTACTGTTGGTTCTTGCGCAGCCAGTTATTGAAATGCCTCTTGCAGTCTCGCTTGTCTTTGACCGTCTCGCCGCTATTTTGCACATCGGCAGCGTATTCGCGGATTTTCCGCTCGACATAGGATCGGTCAAGATGCTTGTTCATGCACAACGCCTCGAGCCATACGTCCTCGCCCGCCAGATATTCCGCAATGGCCGTCACGGGGACGTATTCGAGCGTGCCATCGGGTGGCGGTTCCGGGGGGAGCTTTTCCGCGCAACCTTTTCGGGGGGCTTTTTTCGCGCAACTTTTTTCGGGGGCTACGTCCGGGGATTTACGGGGTTGGGCTTCCTGAGCACACGCAGTGATTCCACCCATCCCCGTTTCCTCCGGGATTTCCCCTTCCTCGCGCGTGCGCGCACCAGGAGAGGGAGAAGAATAATCTATTAGAGATAGATTGTCATACTCATTCTCATTATCGGCTTTTTTGGGTTTTAAAAAACCCACTGGGTTTTTTGGGTTATTTGGGTTTTCCGATCCTCGACTGCGGCTTTCTTCCTTGCTCGGTCTCCCACCTTTCGACCCGTTCCGCTTGTTTCGCTCGATTACTTTCTGGTATTTTCCCCCGTCAATATCCATTTGGTTCTTGAAGAAGGCGAATGCCATATGTATATCTGCATCCACTTGCGTACTACCGTCTATCTGATAGAGAAATATCGCTCGGAATAATCGCCCCAGCTGCTTATCGGACAAACCCGAAACTGGCCCATAGAATGACTTGTACAACAAAAAACTATCTTTCATAGACGCATCCTCTCTTTCTCGAAGCTTATCATCGTCCGTAGATTGTCGCATTGATGCTTACAAGCGGCGTTGATCCGATCTAACCATTTGGCCAGCGCATTCAGTTCTGATGCCGAGCTATCCACCAACTTATTGGCTAATGACGCTGAAAGGCTCGCAATAACCTCTTTTTCATCATGGAACATCTTTGCAACAGCCGCATCCCGCATTCCAATGACCTCGCTTAACAACTCTCCGCTGCGGGCATAATACACGCCCAGCTGATCGAGGCGTCCGATCATCGCGTTGATGTCGGCATCATTGAGACATTCAAGCAGGTCTTGTATGTCCCTGGCCTCCCTTCTGATCTCGTCGATCCTTGTCATGGCGTTTCATTATTTTCTTGTACAACAATTTGGCGTTTCGCAATGCGTTCTGCCCTTTCACGGTTTGACCCCGGCATTGATCCAGGTCCCGGAGGATGCGCACCACCTGTGCGATCTCCCACTCTTTCAACTCATACATAAGCGAACCATTTTAGCGGCTATTTGTTCCTTGATCCGGTCGGCGTTATCAAGGGCATCGCGGACTCTCTTTAGAAATGCCTCGTCCCGATCCACACGCAGGATTTTGAGCATGAAATATCGGTTTTGACACCGAGGGTCGTAGGATATGAAATCACACCACTTGCGTCCGGTTACGAGCAGGTTCCCTTGAATCTGGGCATAGTACTCGGGATTAATACCGTGCAGCTCCGAAGCAGTCTCCAACAGCAGATATTTGGCGTGTATCGCCGAGTTGTAAGGACACTTGATCTCGATGATACCGTCCTCTCCGACTAATCCGTCGGGGCTGCCTCCAAAAGTCCGCGACCACTCGATAAAACCGCACAGATCGACCGTGTTGCCCGTGCGATCCTCGTAAGCTATCCGAGCCTCCGGCTCGTGTTGGTGCCCCCATCGGACCTCGCGTGTGTTCAGTTCGTTATAGTCCAGGCAAGTACCGTTAGTCAAATCCTCGGCCAGCTTGTCGAAAATGTAGCTTTCGGTAACCTTCGATACGTCGCCCGACCTGGGTTTGGTCATTAGCTTGTGAAGCTCTGACGAGGTGAAATGAAATAAGCGGTCGTTGAACCATTCGGGGGTGTTCTGATATGTATTCGAGCCATTCATATACTTGTTTGATTATTTTTCGGGGAAAAGTTTGCCGTCATCGACCATCACCCTCTCTGCTGCTGCGGCAATATCATCGACAGCTTTCGTCTTTGTAATCATCTCGCGCAGGTTGTCGGCCTCTTCCTTGTTGATAAGCCCGCGGAGCAGCGCGGCATTCACATCCGCCTCGGTCTTGATGGATGAAATGTCGAATACGGCTGCCTGCCGCCCCGGAGTAACGCCTTCGTAGGTGGTATCTACCACATCGCGGATTTCCTCGACCGTCTGCATCCCCATAGATATTTCCGGGGCATATGTTCGCTGGAAAAACGCCGCCGAGCGGTACTGAAGCATCAGTTCGGGCATCGTCTTCCACTTGCTGCCGGCCTTGCCGTACCATCCTTCGTCTTTGGCCATCTGCATCGACACCCAGGCGCCGTGCAGCGGGCTGCCCGTGGTCTTGTCAATGGCCCAGGCCCGACAACGCCACTTATCCAGATCGCCTTCGTTCTCATGTTCGTAGCGAAGCGGCGAGAACCGCCCGCAGGTGTTCAGCGCAGCGATCAGGAACTTCGACGACCAGCCTACATTACCGTAGACTACGTAGAGGTTCTGCATCACCAGCAGCGGGGACATCCCGATACGGTTGGCCATTTCCAGCGCAATGATACAGTTGGCGACAGCCTCCGGGGTTTTAGATTTCTGATACTGCTCCGGGACGATGGTGGACGAAGCCAGCGATATAGCCATGCGCTGTGCGTTCTCGAAATTGGCCTGCGAGGCGAACACGAGCATCGAATCCCCCGATGATGGGGCCGTAATAGTCGCAGGGACGGTTTCCTGCTGAATCTTGTTATCTTCCATAGTTGTTGTTGGTTATAAGTTGTTTCGTTTTGCGTAATCGTTCATTCGTTTTGCCAGGCACGGACGGGAACAATCATAGATCGTGTCCCATACTTCTGTAACCGTGAACCCCTCATCGGGGGCGCTCAACAGATCGTCCCATAGGTAACGACGCTCCACGGTGATGTGAAATACACCCCAGTCCACTTCGAAGGTAAATCCGTCGACATCCCCGTAGGTATAATACTGGCCTCGATCTGAATCTTGGGCATCTCCGGGTGTCTTATGTTCGAAAAAAGCGGCGAACATTTTGAAGAGCAGCTTCATCGACTTGTCAGACAATGTGAATTCGTTAAGTGTCAGACGCTTTTTGACGTTGCCCGTAATATATTCGCTGGGAATGTCCACCAACTCCTCTGTAACCGGGAGGGCCGGGGATGTTGTTGTAATGTGATATTGCGCGTTCATGGCTAATCGAATTTTTCAAAGACACGGTTCAGAATAGCGTCTACGGTATCGTAGATGCGCTTGTCAGAGTAGACGACGCCGAAAACTGCGGCTATGGGCAACATCCACAGCAGCAAGGTTACAAGGCTTGCCATAATTCAGCGGTTTAATGTTTGACTTTGGGAGGGAATACCCGGCTTACGAGTATGGTGCCGACAACGACAGTATAGGCCGGATACATAATGCGGAACCGAGCCAGGAAACAGCCAAGGGCGTGTTCCTCGCAGGCAGCGCGGATAACATCAGTGTAATCGACTTTGTCCGAAGAGAACATCGGTCGTGTTGCCTTGAGGTGGCAACGATAGAATACGGTGCGGCTTTTCTTTGCGCGCGGTGTGGTCTGGGTGTTATTTACCCGGGTACCACTTGTGTTGTTCTGTCGCATTTGTTGAACACAAGTTAGGTTAATGTATGGTATAAAAAGAGGGCGTGCCCCCTAATTCTTGCGACAGAACCACAACTACGTAGCGTAGAAGTGCAACGGGAACACGCCCAAAAGACGTTCGTATGTTTCTAATGACTACGTAAAGTAGTTCTGTCGCAACAGCAAAGATAGAAAATCATTTCGAATCTGCAAAATTATTTGCCATCGGCATCGAAAAAAGGTATCGACGGCTTCTCCTTACGGGCGATTCGGTACATCATCTCAGCCTTTGCACCGGTGATGATCTTACCCGCAATGTTGGCAATCTCAGACGCCTCTTTGGTATCGATCTCTCGTGCTCGAAGCTCTGCATACACGCGGCCCAAATCGGCCGTCAATCCCCGGATGTTCTTAATCTCTTTCATCGTTTTGTTGTTTTTTGATTTCTCGGTATAGCTTTAGTTGAATACGTTTGTATTCGATTGTTTCTGGGGTGATGGGAAGGTCGCATTTTTTTAATTGAGACTTCAAATAACTGTCATTAATATTATCGGCCATCCTGTGCCACGATTTGCGGGCCCATTCCCGTACCTTTTCGGGATTAGCTGCGCGCCACTTGCGGTGCCTTTCCCGTACCTTTTCGGGATTAGCTGCGTAATACTTGCGGGCATACACCAGCCCCCTTTCGCGATTGGATTCGCGCCACTTGCGAACCGATTCCCGCGCCTTTTCGAGATTGGCTTCACGCCACTTGCGGTACTTCTCCGCCTCGCATTGTTTGCAAGTATGGGTACGACCTAATACGCATTCCTTATTCTTCGCAAACTCTTCCAACGGCTTTTCCTGCCCGCATTTGCGGCAGACGCGGGTAATGTCATCCATAATTTCTTACTTTTAGGGGTTATTCGTAGATAGGACGCCAGCCGACAATACTACTATGGCGGTAATACTATTGCGACGCAGGGAGGATTAGAACAGCCGCCCCTGAACATTATCATCCGGACGCCTCACAGCATCCGCCCACCGCTCGTGTACGAACATCTTTTCTACGCGTTTTATCGTTTTTGATGATGAATAGGTGCATGCTTTGTCAATACTCGCAAAGCATATAAAGTCGTCCGGCATGGAATATCCCGAAACGAACACCGGGAATTCCATGCTGCGCAGCCATCTATAAAATCGTTCATGGTCGAAATCGTCGATATACCCCGTCGTGTTAGCATACGGCGGGTCGCAGTATACCGTCGCGCCCGGCGGTATAGCAACATCGCTGTAATCCTTTCGGGACAGTTTCAGTCTTTCCAGACTTTGCAGTCTTTTCAGTCTTTGCAGACTTTGCAGTCTTTGCAGTCTTTCCAGACTTTGCAGACCTTCCAGTCCTTGCAGTCTTTCCAGACTTTGCAGTCTTTCCAGACTTTGCAGACTTTCGTTTAAGGACGCCCACGGAATAGTTAACGCCGGTAAAATTTCTTGCAACTTCTCGTATTGTTCAGAGGATGGCAACATCCATTGAGATTCGCTAAAATAATGCCTACCCATATAATTCCCAAGGTGTCGGTCGACATCTTTTTGCGTAAGACCGGATAATTTCAGGGCGTTCTGTAAATATTTTCGCAAATACGCTGGTTTAACCCGAAAAACATCTGTATGTATCGCCTTTGTATTCAATGTGCCGTCCGCATTGTATTGAGGTGCCACGTCGCACGCTGCGCACAACTTCAGCACCTTTTGCGTCAGCTCTCCTATTTCATCACGGACTTTTGCAAATTCCCGGACAAATCCTTTCCATGCCAACCGCGCGCTCGTGGGCGTTCCCGCGGAAAATACCGCGTGCAGGTGATTCTTGAACCGCTCAACCTCCGGAGCATACATATATGTCTTCATATTGTTCCCAAAGCTCCAGCAAAGACGCACGTAGGGGTCGTCATCTTTGAGACGGAAGAAATCCTCCCGACTGATCCATCGACATTCATTCCGGTATTTCCCATCGATGGCATCACGGAAGACTTGGGGATATTCCGTAATATCGTTTGCAATGAAACGCCCGAATTTACCAGACAATATGGCAGCGTGAGTTACCGCACATCCTCCGGCGAACAAATCCACGAACGTATGCGACGCGGGAAGATTCGAAATAACCCATTTCGCAATACTATTCTTAGAACCCTTATAAGGTAATCCGTAATTCATAACTAATCTAAATGCGTTGCCATCCTCCGCGCCCTCTCGGCATTTTTGAGGTAGCGCGCCTTGTATTTCTCATTGGCTTTCTCCGGAGGAACCAAGACTACCGTGTTTCTATCGAGCCGTAAGGGCACGAGACCCTTTTCTTTGAGCTCATTGATATAACTCTGCATATAATAGATGATTGTTTATTTCAAAAAATGCGGGGGACTTACGACGATCCCCCGCGGTGGCGACACGGCTTCCGCGCCGCCGGTTTGCGTTCTTTGCCCGTTTCGTGAGCTTAACCCGCCTCGGCCTTGCTACTCTTATTCACGCGGCCTCGGATTGTCGAGGGATATACCCTCTTTCGCTTCCGTTGATTGAATGACCCTTCGATCAAACTAACAACGTGGGGATCGCTCCCCTGTTGAGCTACCCGGAGTCGAACCGGAAGCGCCTCCTCCAAAGGGAGATGTGTTACCGTTACACCATAGCTCAAAATATCGCCCGCGGGCCTCACGGATGGCGGGCGACGTGCAATGATGGATAAAGAAAGGAGGCGTTAATACGCCTTATTCTTTGATGAAACGCCCGTCGGCGCCTCGCTTGCGGGTATATTTCATCAGATCGAGTTCGACGGCAATACGCAGGTTGCGTTCCTCGGCGCACTTTTTCAGAAGATTATTGCGATCTTTCTCGCCTTCAGCAAAGCTCCGACGGATGTCCGCATTTACTCGCTCAAGCCGTTCGATCTCCGCACGGTATCTCTTTCGCAGAGTGAAGTCAATACCCATAAATTTTCGGGTTTTGAATGTATCGGTTTTCATATTTGTGCAATTTCAGGGTTAACGACCATATGATACTCTTTGTAGCGGACAACCCGCCCTCTGTCTGCGTCGTGGCTGTAACACCAATCGCCAACGATGATGTAGCCTTTGCGCCGGAGCCTCGTGACAATCTTCCGCAGCTCCGTCGTGCCAAATTTGCTCATCGCTTTCCACACGGTCAGCGTTCCTCCTCTGATGAAGTAGGCCAATATGCGAGCCTGTGGCTTTTTTAAATTCTCCATAGTCTTGAAATTTTAAGGTATTCGTGCCCTGACGCCATCGAAGACAAGGCTCGCCGAATAAATAGTGGTATACGCCAGCCGAAGCCGGTTATCTATTTGGTCGCCATCAGGGCATAAAAGCGGGATTGCGCAAATGACTACAAGCTTAAATCGCAAATGGACAGAAAGAACGTGTGCACAAAACCCGCATTGGAGCCCGGATAGGTACATTCAAACCACACCGGGCATAGTGTTGATACGGCTCACCGGATCGCTCCGGATCATCGCTCGCTCGTTGGTATTTATCTGTTGCCAGCCCTTCTGCGCCAAGTCGCTCACTGGGTTTTACATCCACTCGGATGGTTCTCGTGTATCAATACGTCAAAGACCCGAAAATCGCTTTCTGCCTTGCAGCTGGGGTTATTGCCAGCGATTAAACCCCTAACCCTTGCGGGATGCTATCTTGGGAGTGCGGCAGGATTCGAACCTGCCACGCACTCCTTGTTGGTTTAGTTCTCTATCAGCTCCTCCACCCGGAAGCCTCGGCTTCGGCGGGGATTGCGCAACCTGCGACATTCGAAATCCGTACTGAACACCTCCACCGAGAACAGGCACAGCAGTATCGCGGCCCCGATGCGTCGGGTCATCTCTGACACGTTGAGCGTGATGCCGAAATTCTGCGTGAAATACCAGGTAACCAATGCCTGCAAGGTCCGCTTCGTCCCCGTCTTGTCGTAGATGCTCTGGAGATGGTTGGCTACGCATTGGTAGATCACGTTCATCCGTTCTGCGATCTCGCGGGCCGAATAGCCCAGCACAACGAGGTTTATTACCTCACGCTCGCGTTTGCTCAATAGGGCGTCAGTTTTCATAGTCTTAAGCCAAGCCCCAGATGTCCGTAGTGCCTATGTATGCCTTGAAAGTTTGCTCAATGGCTTTCCGCTCGAGTGGAGTATGGGGAACATATCCATTCTGCCGGTTATGCAGAGCCTGCCGCGTGCGAGGATTGGGAACCTCCACCTTTTTGCCGTCGATGTCCACAAGTTTGATAAACCCCAGCTCCATACAGAGTTCATGTCGGAGCCTCGGGCCCAGTTTTGTTCCGTTTTGGCGGTCGAAGTTATCCACTATTGACAATCCGCGCGTAAAGGCGTTTTTTTCGATTATTTGGTCGTTCATAGCCATTTTATAGCCTTTTATATTAGGTTTATTCGATATTTTTTATATATCTTTACATTGTTTTCGGGTTAAATACGCTTTACCTTTGCTGTATCAATCCGTTGACAATGCAAATATACACGATATTTCTATTATATCAAATTTTTATAATAGAATTTTCGATTATTTTTTAATTGAAAATTATGGTGAAGGCGTAATTAACTATGAATGAGTGTGATATATATGTAGCGGAAGAAATATTGAAACGACTTAAAAACAGGAATGGATGCGTTACCGGAGTAGATATTGAAGAATTAGTGCCTGATGAAGCGCAATATTATCGTATTTGCTGTTCATTGTGCAACTTTGGCGCAGCTATAAAAGGCAGTATCGGGCTTAGCGGTACAGAAAAAACTGCTTATATAATATCGAAAGGTGGAGCAAGGTATATATACGCACAAGAGCAAGAAAATACAAATGCTATTGCACTACAAAACGAGGATTTAGAATTATCGGTTGCTGAAAAAAAGCGAAATAAATATTATTCAGTTGTAGCCCTTGTCATTTCTTTGCTTTCGTTCATTATATCGGCAGCGGCGTTCATAATCTCGCTCCGATGATTTGAATAGACGATGGAATACATACAGATTAAAACATACTGCGAATAATGAAAAAATAACCGATATAATGCCTAATACCATAACAATACGCTTTTCGCAAAAATAATAGAAATTTCATTCAAAATGCAAGGTTCTGAAAAAATAAATGAGATATTGCTCAATCTCGGTATTAAAGCGCCTACGTTTGCTAAACGAATAGGCGTAAAATATCAGCGCATTTTAGATATTCAGAGCGGGAAAGTGAAAAAAATATCTGGGGAGCTTGCTAATTATATTATCAACACCTATCCCCAATTCGATATAAATTGGCTATTGACCGGCGAAGGGTCAATGCTCAAAAATACCGACCAACCTGTCAGTCAAGGAGGAGAAGACGCAACACTTTCGGAAGCTGACTTAAATAATTCAAACACTATGAAGAAGTATTTAGACCAAGTCCTTCGACAAAACGAGGAGCTAATTCGGCAAAATGGGGTACTACTTGATCTATTCCGAGAAGAGAGGGCTAAAAACAAGGGCGAAGTCGCCCTAAAAAAAGAGGGCTAAAGGTGTTCTAATTAGACTAATGCCTACCGGAGGAGAGCTGGAACCGTATGCCAAAGCACACACATAATAGCACTAAACAAAAATGCCCCTCTCCGAGTATCCGGGGGGGGTAAATTGTATAAACCAAAAATTAAACACCATGAAGAAACTTTTACTTACATTCATCATCATTTTAATATCTGGGATAACCTTTGCGCAAGACCGAGATTCTGTAAAATACAAATCGTACGACATCGAAAAAGCTGTATCTATTATCAAGTCAACCCCGTACGCTCCTGGTCTTATTACCACTTATAAAGGCCGTCGAGTATATTTTGATTATAAATCAGACCAATATATATTGGAAGAGCACTTCGCAAGAAGATACGGCCCGGGTATGGTAAAAGCGATGGATGAACTATATATAAAACAACGCGAAGAATATCAGAGAAAAATAGAGATGCAAAAGACTTTAGAATGTCAACGCCCAACATTTAAGCCGGACCAAGGCATAGATGATGAGGGCAAAAAATATAAGCTCAAATTAAAGCCTCGGAACCTCGTAATAGGGACATCCGTCATTGGTGCATCTGCTGCAGTATATATGCTGACCAGTTCTGCGGTCAGTACAAGGTCTAAAGGGCTGGCAGAAGAACTTGCAAATCACGATATTGATTCAGATGAATATGCAAAAGAAATAGAGTCTTTGGATAAGACGAAGCGTACCGTCGGATTCATCTGCGCCGGAACATCTCTCGCAGGAGTAATCGTTGTGTTAACGGGAATATATAGAGATTACGACAACGGAATAAATCTTGGTCATAATTTCACGGTTTCGGACTACGGCGCAGGAATCAGTCTGACAAAAAGGTTCTAACCCACCCTCCCAACTCCCGGGCCACGAGCTCGGGTATTTTTTATACATATTGAACAATAAACCGCTTTAAAGTTGTTTTTCTCCCCGAGAAAAACACGGACATTTTGAACAATCTATCCCATTAAAACCCGGGCTATTCGCATCGGGTTTACGGTGGATGCATAGTCCTTCCTCCACGAACTGTGCGGCGGTCATCCGGCGGGATTTCAGAAACGCGCGCAACTCGTCTCGCAATTCCGGGGGGAGGCGCAAGCTTACAGTGACCGACGGCGCACTGCCTTTACATTTGCGTCCAGCGCCCGGGCGCGCACCGCCCCGTTTTGATGCATCCTTATTCATGTTGTGTGATTTTTTGAAGCAAGGCAACGGAATCGCGGGCCGACTGAATCGCGCTTGTAAATCGTTCCGTGGCCGCTTCACCGTTCATATCGACCATGCGTGACCGTTGCGACTTTGCCATCCGCAGGATGTCGTCAAGAGCGGCTATCTGATCGTCATACGGCTGACCGTCCCGTCGAACGGCTGATTCTTCGCCGTGTATGTAGGCTTTGAAAGCCTTCTTCATCAACGGCCGAAGTCTGTTGATATGCGCAACAGGCTCATGCAACATTCGCACGACCTCCAGCACGCACAATACATTTCCAATGATGGCAAAATAGTATCGGTTATCTATTTGCGATTCGGATAGACAGGCGATGCTCTGCTCGAACTCTGCACGGCGTGATTTGGGAAGTTTGTATACTCTGGCGATGAACCCGACCTCCCGATCGGTGCAGACGATGAAGTCGTCGGAAAAACGGGACGATTCCGAACGGCGACTTCTATCGATAATAAATGCGGGGTACTCTTTCATATTGAGCTATTTTGTAATTTCGCCACGAAGGCATTTGCCGCCTATGCAAACGACGGCGGATCCTTTACCGATGAACCGTTCGAGTTGCCGGCGCAGCTCATCGACATTAAGCGTCTTTTTCCCAATCTTAACCAGCCGGTCATCGGCCCTGTATGCATATACGCGCGACGAGAAGAAGATGTCCGTATTGATAAGCATATCACCTTTCGCGTTGGAGGCGTATTTACCGGCATCAGACAGTTTAATGGAGGAGATAGTTTCACCGGCTTCGGCTCGGTTCAGAAGCGAACGAATGGAAATAAATTGATTGTCGTCCATGTTTTCAAAATATTCGTTATTATGTGCCGTATTTTCAACAGCCTCTTCAGATTCGACCATAGCGATGAATTCAGCATCGGCTGTGTGCAGCTCATCGACTTTGTCCGTCGAAATCTTATTCGCCGCGAAAGCGATGCACCAACGCTGTTTTTCGGATAACGTGATAGCCTTGCCGACATTTATTGATTCGAGAACACGATTGCAGATGTCTACGACGAATCCTTCGCCATTCTTGGCGACGAGCTCGAGAACGATCATGGCTTCGTCCGAATATTCGAATTCGCCCATGCCGACGTAGTCGCCGTCTACCATGTTGAAGATGTTGATAGCCTTGCCCGATTCAATGGCTCCTTTGACGCGATCGTAAGAATTGATAAAGTTTTTCATAGTTGCCGCTTATGGCCCGTCGGCCTTGTTTAGTTGTTTTGGTATTGCAAATATAAGCATTTAATTTGAATATGCAAAACATTTTTTCAAAAAATCTGAAAATTTTTCGTCAAACTATTGCACAATGTGCCGAGGGTTCGCTCCTTTGCATCGTAAGCCTGTGATGAAGCAGGCCACGGACAAGAAAAGCGGCAATAACCGCGAATCTTAACGACGAAAGGACACGTTGTTGGTAGTAGGTTTCCTGGGAACGAGGGTCTGTGGCTATTCATCCGGCCGCAGACCCTTTTTCTATGGCAAAGAGAACGGAAGGACCCAATAAGACACTCGACAGCAAGCCCGCCCGCAAAGTGGGCCGCCCTCGTGCATATACCCCCGAAGCTCTTGAAGTCAAGTTCGAGGAGTATGCAAAATGGGTGAAAGCGAATCCACGATACAGCAACAAGGTATTGGCCGACGGCTCTGTTATTCCCGTACCTTACGAACGACCGCTGACACTTGTAGGATTCTGCGTGTTCGCGGAGATTGTAGAGAATACTTTCCGGGAATACGAAAAGCAGGATGAATTTTTGAGCGTGTGTGCGCGCGTGCGCGCGCGAATCGAATCCGATCAGTTGGAGGGGGCTATGTGTGAGCAGTACAACTCGACGATTGCGTCGCGTGTTCTGCATCTTGCCGACCGCCAGGACGTGACAACCAACGGCAAGGAGATAACGGCCGCAATACAGCCTATTTCCGTGGTCCTCGATCCCGAAGCTGCCAAGATCATTCAGTCCATCGGCAAAATGACAGTGAAGGAATGACGCCCAATCCCGTAACATACAGAGGCAAGACCTACAAAGTCAAAATGTACCTCTACCAGCTATACGACGGGAGCGGCGCCGTCGTCCGTATCTTCGACGAAGGAAGCTCCCGATCTGGAAAGACTTTCGACACGGCAGACTTTCTGTATGACATCTGCGCATCATCGTCCGTACCTCTTAAAATATACTGTTATCGGGCCACGCTTCAAGATTGCAAGGAAAAGACGCTGGACGACTTCCGCAAGAAGCTGCAATTGCGCGGCGTATACGATTCCGATTGTATGCGTGGCGAAAACATTCTCCCTGAATATCGCATCAAGGATAGCGTGATTCGTTTCCGGGGCCTCGACAAAATGGATGTCAAAGAGGGCCACGACTGCGACATCGTATATTTCAACGAGATGCTCGACGGTGTAAGCCGTGCGCAATTCGACAATATCACCATGCGTTGCACGCGGATGGTCATCGGTGACTGGAACCCGAAATACACGGAGCATTGGGCGTTCCATATGGAGGGCGCTCCGGATACTATTTTCACGCACACGACGTACAAGGATAATCCCTTCTGCCCGGCGGGGGTTCGCCGCACAATCGAGGGATACGAACCCACTCCCGAGAATATCGCCGCCGGAACTGCCGACGAATGGCGCTGGAAAGTGTACGGCCTCGGAGTACGTGCCGCGCAGGAGGGGCTGATATTCCCCGACATCGACTGGATCGACGAATTCCCCGAAGACATCGAACGCGTTGTATTGGGCCTCGACTTCGGATTCACAGCAGACCCCACGGCCTGCGTACGTGTCGGATTCCGGGTCCCGAACCATCTTTACTTGCAGGAGCTGATATATCAGCCTATCGACGACACTTCGAAATTATATGCAGCGCTTTCGCCGCACTTCTCAAACGGAGTATCCCGATGTTATGCAGATAGCGCCGACAAATATGCCAAATCCCCCGAAAGCATGATAACCGCAATGCGCATTAAAGGGCTTACGGTCATCCCCGTGCGGAAATACCCGGGGTCTGTCATGGACGGCATCACGGCCATGAAAGGATGCAAGATACATTGCGTGCGTTCGCGCAACATGCAGATAGAAGCAAACTCGTACGTGTGGGAGACGGTGAACGGCATCGCCATAAACTACCCGCACGACGAATTCAACCATCTATGGGACGCTGCCAGATATGCCGTTCAGTCTGAATTCAAGAACCTTATTCAAATAGCTGCATAATGAATCTATTCGGCTACGAAATACGCAGGAAAAGCAATAATACAGCCTCAAATTTGCCGGCATCGACATTGAGCTACATCGGCGTACCTCCGGTATTTCAGGGACCAACTGAAACCGTGGGGACGATCGACACCAGGGGCAAAGCGGGACAAGCCAAAGCATACGCACTTTGCTCGCCGCTGATGTCTGTAATCTCGAAGAAATGCGCGGCAATTAAGAATCTACGTCTTGCAGCCACCACGGAAGATGGTGAAGACCTCGAACGACCGGACGCCGTGCGGACCATATCGCATCCTAATAGCGTGCAGGGCATCGCGGACTTCGTGGCACACATCGAGGCCATGACGCAGATTTTCGGCAAAGCCTATATCGTACGCATGGAATCAGTGGGATTCCCGGGAGCTTTCGAGCTGTTCGTCGCCCCCAATCTTTGCGTCACGGAAAATGCCGCAATATCTCCGGCGTTATCGTTCATTCCCGATGCGGACATCGTGGATTATACCGTGACCATTTGCGGATCTTCGATGAAGATAGCCAAAGAAGATATGTTCATCGTGAGGGATGCCTCTTATGATCTCAATGCTTGCGGCGGCAACATCTCCCGAATGGTATCATTACAGAAGCCGGTGAATACTTTCGTAGCATCCTACGAAGCTGTGCATGAACTGATGATCAACCGCGGTATGCTGGCTATTATCTCGCTGACATCCGGAAGCGGCGATATTATTCGAGATGCTCGGCTGCCGGAAACAGAGTCGGAGAAGAAAAACATACAACAGGCATTCAGAAAGTACGGCATCCAGTCCGATCAATTCAAATACGCGATCACGTCCATGAATGCTGCCGTAAGTCCGGTATCGTCAACGATTACCGATCTGGGACTGACAGACGTGCAGAAAGCCTGCAAGAAAGAAATTGCGGACATCTACCAAGTGCCGAGCGTGCTGCTCGACGTAGAGGGTTCAACGTACGCCAACGCCAAAGAAGCGAAAACGATATTATATAACGACGCGATAATCCCCGAGGCAAATAATATATTCTCCGTGCTCAACAGGATATATGGCTTTGAGGATTTCAAGGTGATGCCCTACTACGATCATCTTGAACTCTTCCAAGAGTCTAAGCGCGAACAGGCGGCGGGCATGACCAATCTCGTAAATGCCTTGAATAACGCCGTGTCCGGAGGTCTGATGACTACGGAGCAGGCTAAAACAGAACTTTTGAAATATATCGTATAACATGAACTTATCTCAGCAAATAGAAGCGCGCCGGGCGGCAATGGGCAACACTTGCCGCAAAGAGTTCGCCGTGACAAAAGCGGACATTGCGAACGAGGACGAGCATATTATCCTCGTGAAGTTCGCCAATTTCGGCAACAAGGACAGCGCGGGCGATATTCTTATCAAAGGATGCTTCGCCAAGTCCATTAACGACAGGGGCCCGGGATCGGCCACAAACCGCAAAATCGCGTTCGTATGGCAACATGATTTCGCCGACCCTATCGGCCGGATACTGTCTATCGAAGAGCGTGAAGACGGTGCATATGCAGAAGTTAAGCTGAGCAACTTCGACGCGGTGCCGAATGCAAAGCGCGCGTGGTTCCAGCTCAAAGACGGCGATATTAATCAGTTCTCGTTCGGATTCAACTACGTATGGGACAAAATGGAATATGACGAAGCCCTCGACGCGTTCATCGTTAAGGAAGTCGTGTTGCATGAAATATCCGTCGTTACTGCCGGAGCCAACGAGGAAACGGCATTCGTCGGTGCTGTGAAGAGTTTACCGGACGCCATCAAGGTTATGAGCGATGCTCTCAATGCGGCGTCATTGGAGGAGAAAATGAAGATCAAAAAGCAAATCATCGAGACATTGAACGCAGCCGAGCCGGAGAAACCACTCACTGAAAATATGTTCGGGAAAATAGGTTCACATATCAATTAACCAAAAAACACAAAGAAGAATGGAGATTAAATCATTTGTGCTTCCCGCTGGCGTAGAGTTCAGCGAGGACGAGAAAAAGGGCCTGAACGCGCTCGGAGATTATATCAAAGGGCAGTTCGAGGAGATGGTCGCAGGCATCAAGTCACAGAACGAGATCGTCGAGGCTGTCAAGGAGGAGTTCGGGAAACTCGGGCTGTCGCCGGCGAAGATCGAAAAACTGGAGGGCGCGCTTAAAGCTCAAGGCGTCGAGATCGCCACGATGAAGAAAGGCGCTCCCAAGCAGGAGGGACACAAAACGCTGGTCGCCGCTATGGAAGAGGTGCTGAAATCGGAAGAGTTCGCCGCCGCATATAAGGATATGCGGAACGGACGGGGGAGACTCTCGACGGGCGAGTTCGCGCTCAAACTCGACACGTCGGCCGTGACGAACGAAGACCCCAACCGCACCGTGCTGACGACGAAGATTTACGCAGACGCCAGCCCCCGCAATGCGTTCGTGCAACTCTTCACGCGCATCAATGTGCCCGACGACAAGAACCGCATCATGTACAACGATGCTTCCTACACCGACGGCACCGGGTATGCAGAGGAGATGACAAAGCACACCAATACCGACACCGCCACGCTTACGGGCAAATACCGTGAGCTGGCAAAACTCGGTTCCGTGCTTCCTTTCTCGGCTGAGAGCGCCGAAGATTTCGGGTACTTCCTGGCATGGGCGCAGACGAAGGCCCAGCAGGGGATCGCAGCCAAGCTCGATTCTCTGCTGTGGGACGGTGACGGCGTGGATGCCTCCAAGCCCAAACACATCTACGGACTAAAAGCATCCGGCGTTACGGCATTCAATGCAACGACGGCGGGTGTGGCAACCAGCGTGTCAGCACCGAACATCGCCGACCTGATCCTCGCCATGAAAACGCAGGCAAAGGTCGGGACCAACGATTCGATGGCTCCGAATTACGTGCTGATGAACTATGCCACCGAATTCAAGATGCGCACGCTGAAGAACACCCTCGGCGACTACATCACGGTGCTGCCCAATGGGGCCTTGTCGGTGCATGGCATGACGATTATCCCGACCCCGAAACTCTCGGCCTCGGAGCTCGTCGTGCTCGATTCCACGACGCTCCAGCTGCACGACAAGCGCAATATCACTATGGAGATCGAGCGCGTCCCGGAGACGGATTCGTATCGTCTGTGGCTGTGGTATCGCGGGCAAGCCCTCGTTACACGGCCGGATATGAAAGCGAATATCTATGTCGCCGACATCAACACCGCTCTGGCCGCCATCGAGAAAGCAACAGCAGGACCGACCGAGTAACCCATGAAAGCGAAAGATGAAGCAGCTATGACACGCGCCCCCGTTAGGCGCGGTCGTCGCGCCCTTAAAGCCAACGTCCTGCGCGTCGAAGTCATTAGAGCGCACGACGGGATCAACAAGGGCGAAATACTCATCAAATCGCGGGCAACTGCGGAAATGATGATCGCCAAAGGGTTCTATAAAAAGACCTTGGAGGAGTAACCGGATAGGGGCGGCAACACGCCGCCCCTATCTTCAAATAAAATACCATGATCTTAGACGAGCGATATTTCACCTATCCCGAGACATATATTGCGGGGATAGAGACAAAGAGCGACGGTAAACCCGCCGGACCTGCCCCCAAAATCATAAGCGACATCCAGGCATATATCGCCAAATACGAACCTCGGTTTCTGCGAATGCTTCTGGGGTCGGATGTAGCCGACAATATCGAGGATTACCCGGCCATTGTGGCGTTGCTGGCTCAATCTGACAAAGGGACATCCGTAATTGCCAAGTATATCTATTTCTACTACTCGCGCGACCATATGACATTCAACACCGTTGCCGGGGAAAAGTTGAAGAACACCGAAAGCAGCACCCGAACATCTCCGACACATCGGCTCGTCCGCGTGTGGAACGATATGGTAGACGAATGCCGAGAGATCATCCGCATCGTTGACGATGTTAAGCTGTGCCCGGACTTTTACGCAGAGATATTCGAACCGATCAATACTTACAACCTATGAAGATAACCCCCAAAGATACGGTTAGTGATGTTGTGATGCGCAACCGTGCATTATTCAGCATGGGTACCGAACGTATCGTCAAAACCATCCAAGACCTGCCAGAACCCGAGTTTGTGCCTATAAAACGCCGGATGTGGTTCGACAAACGTCTGCCCGTTCGGGACATCGCCGGGATCACGATGGGTGAACTAAACGCCATCGAAGCCCGGAAACCATCGTACGAATACTTCTGTACTGCCCTCGGCGTGATGCTCGGGCTCGTGAAGTTCAACCGCATAGGCGTTGACGGCAATCCGGACTGGAACGCGGGGTTCAGCGTAGACGAGGAGCAAATCGGACGTCTTCGGTTCATCCGTGCCCAACGCTATTTCATTGCCATACAGAAAGGGTTGGAAGGTATCGGCAAATCGTGGAAAAAGCTGGAAATGCCCCTCACGGCCACAGAGATAAAAGCGCGGGTGAAGCGACCAAATCGCGGTCTTGTTGCCGCCTGCCGCAAATACTGCCAGATAATGAACGGCGCCGTAGATATGAATAAAGCATGGAATACGCCGTGGGCGACAGTATACGAAGCATTCGAGGCATGCAAGTGCGACAACATGGAACAGCGAGCCATCTATGAAGCGAACAAATCTAACGGGAGACGGAGACGATGAAAAAAAGCATCAACGAGATATTCAGAGAGTGCGCCGAGGCGGAGGGACTGTGCTCCTATATGTACGCCCGGATAGCCGAAGCAAACTACCTGATGGACGATGTCAAGCAATACCCCGTATTGCTCCGTCAGTTCAACGAGACGATTTCCGAAACACGGATGTCGGACATGCGACGCCGGACGACGACGCTCTATTTCTGCGACGCCCTCGGGAAAGCGGAGCCGGACACGGAGACCGAAGTGCAGCCAATCGTCGAAAAGATGGAAGAACGGGCATTCGCATTTATCAATCGGCTACGGTCAATGGGCCTCGAAGTAGAACTCGTATCCAATGCAACGCCTTTCTACGGAAAATTCGATGCATTGGTGGCGGGAGTGACATTAAGTGCCACTATAACATACAATATATGCTAATATGCCAACTATCAGGCAAATAGAGGAAATATTTAGCCCCGAGCGGATCATCGCCATCTGTGAAGACGAGTTCGGTCCGCTGGCCGAGCAGATCGCCTTCAATATAATGACAAAGAGAACCAACAGCGGCGCCGATGTCAACGCCCTGAACGTTCCGGAGGAGACGACCGGCGCAACAGCTGAAAGCCTTAAAACCATCCATGAAGCTACGAACGGTGGACTTACGGTCTCATTTGTCGGGCGCAGGGGCATCAAGAATATCGACGAAGGAAGTTCCCCACAGGATGTGCAAGAGGAGTTCGGCAGCTTCGAGGCATTCCGGAACGCGATAGAGCGGTGGGCGCGGGTTAAAGAATCGAGATGGAACCTTGACCCAAGATCGATAAACGCATATGGCGTTGCTTCAAGCGTCTGGGATCACGGAAGCGTGCTTTATCAAGAGGGCGGAGGAACGGAGATAATGAAAGACTTACTGCCCGAAGTTGTCGATAGAATCAGCAAAAAAATAACAGAGGAACTCGATACATCCATTTATCAACTATTAGATGCGACGATAGAATTATGATATTGCACACAAATGACGTATTCAAGGTAACCCGCCCAGAGGATATCTTCGAGACCCGGGGCCGTTTTGCGTATTTTCGGGTTGAACTGCTCTCCCAAAAGGGGAATATAGACGTGTCCCTTAAATTGACAGGAAGGCCCGATTGGACATTCACTCGGTCTATCACCTTGACACGCAAAACTAACGACAAAGGTGTGGCGGTATTCCCTGTTGGGCGAATATGCGAAAGTCTGATTCAAGGAACCAAATCGAATTTAATCACCTATGCAATTACTGCCTCCGAATATAACCATACTGGACCGGCTCTTTACGCAGTCCCTGGATTTGCAGACCGAGAGATTCTCCCCGGATGGGGAGATGGGGAAAATATTTCACAATTCTATCCCGCTGCCCCCTGCATTGTGGTCTATCCGCACGCAGGATTCGAGCAGTCGCTATTTTTTCCGAAACAAACGGGCGAGCTTTTCGTGCTTACGCCCTCCTCGACAACAACAGAGAAATACATCGGAAATTCGACATTTTCTCCCATCATCCCGTTTGATCCGGCAAAAATCCCATCTGAAGACCTTGGCAAGCCGCTTGCTGTGGGAGCCACCCCGACAGACTATAATGCGGAGATACGAACTTACTACGATTATTGCACCAAGGGGATATTTCTGAAATGGACGGATGCTGCCGGTATCCCCTATTTATACCGATGGACGCAGGAATCTAAAACCGACGAAATGTCTGTGGAATCTACTTATCATCAACTCGACGATACGCTGACACCTCGCGACGTGCAGAACAAGACGCTGGCCAAACGCTATACCTTGCATAGTCGCATTGTTGAAAGGGATGTTTTCAACTTGTGCCGCACGATCCTCGGATGTCAGGATTTGTTTATGTACGACCCGGATGCGGGCAATTGGGTGCGTTTCATGGTTGAAGATTCAGAATCCGAAGACACGGGCGCGCCGATGCAAGATTTGGTCGTTGAAATAGTAAGATACGAATATCTATGACAACCTACGAACTATACATCAACGATATTCTGTGCGACCTTTCGAGCGACGAGGTCGTAACCCTGCTTTATCAAAGTCCGATATTTTCGAGCCTCGACAGCATCCAGTCGAACCGTTCCTACAATGTTGCGCTGCCGCCTACGCCTACGAATATGCAGGCTATCGGTCAGGCAGCCCGCCCGGATGTGGATGCTGACGCTCCGTATGTACGACTTCCGGCGATGTTGTATCAGGACGGGGTGCCGCTGTTCACGCAGGGGTTCGCCGTGGTAACGGATATTGCGGATACGATCAATGTAACGCTTACGTGGGGCAACGTGGATAACTTTCAGCCTCTGTTTGACGCGAACCTGCGGGATTTGGGGCCGCAACTGGAAGAATTCGGAGCAGACCACATTGACTGGAATGAGAATACAGCGATTCTGGAGGGAAACACTACCAGTAAATATCCCGATGTCGCGTTTTGGGGCGTGAATTTCGGAATGGGACTGTCGAACCCCAAGTATTTGCATCCGTCCGTGCAGGTGAAAACAATTCTTTCGGCTATCGAAAAGTATAACGGGATCACTATCGACGGCAAGGAGCGGCTGGCGTACAGCAAGAATCTTGGGCCTATTATTCCGCTTGTATCAAAAAATGCAGACTATGAACATAACTATGCGTACAAATCAAATGAAGAAAGCCCCATATCCATGAATTTGTATTTTAATGGACATGACCAAGCTGGTATCGTTGGGTTCCCATCCGGCACTATGGGGTTTAAGAACAATGGAGCAACAGCTATCAAAATATCAATTTCTTCTTCGGATGCCGATAAGTTTTATGTTAAATTTAATTGGCCGAGTTATGGTGAAGAGAAAGATGGTACTGCAACCATGTCTATATATGGCGTTCGTTATACGGGAGAGCGGGACGTATTATATAAGGAAACGTCCCCGTATAATACTAAAAATGGCAAAGTATGGTTTAGTGCTTTAGTACTTAACATAAATGGCGCATCCCAATATACAGGGTTTAATGTCAACTTCGAATCAACAGACGTCTTGCCCGATGAGTATCTTGTGGGCGACGTTTTAGTTTTCGGCGACTTTGACAACTTCGAAATTAGCTATCCGAATGCTTTTTATGTCGCCCCCAATCTCCCCGACATTTCCCAGGGCGATTTTATCCTCGCCCTGATGTCCATGAACGGCCTATTCGCCTATGCGGACAAGAATAGCCCGAACACGATCAAGCTGATAAGCATCGACGATATAATTGCCAATGTCCAGAACAACGACATCATCGACTGGAGCGACCGGGTTATCCTGAATGACCTGCACCGAGTCGATATGCCAGACGCCTCGATGTTCACCATCGACGACCTCGCGCAAAGCAACATCCTCGACTACGACAACGACGACGATGTAAAGGCTGACACGCACGGCACCATCACGATCCGCAACGAAAACATCGAGAAAGAAACGGAGCTGGTGTCGCTGCCTTTCTCGGCGTCGGAGAATGCAACGACGGACGGGGTAAATTGCGCCGTTGTGCCGATCTATGAGGATAACGGAAAAGGCGGCGCCAATTATTCGGAGTGCTCGCCACGGATATTATCGGGGCGGGGAGCGTTTATGTCGGGCATTGCCCGCTGCATCGGGGTGTTCGATCCGTGGATGAAATTCGGCGGCGAGGAAGGTATCGTAAAGACCCGATATTCATCCTATCAGAAAGTCGTTGACCGTCTGCGGATCATCACCATTCGGGCAAAACTCACGGCTCTCGATCTCTACAACCTCGACTACACGAAGCCGGTGTATATAGCCCAATTCGGGCAGATATTCGCCATATATTCGGTAGAAACAGGCGAAAACGACATCTGCGACTGCCAACTGCTGAAACTGAAAGTAGACGGAGTGGTGGCAGCAACGTATTATCTGCGCTTGGACGGCGAGAATGAAGACAGCCAATGGGTTGCAGAAGCGGACGGCATTAACGGCACAGCGTATACCATAACATCGAACGGAACGCCCTATATCGTCGATTACGATTCCCGCCTTTATGTCGATCTGTACGAGGAGGACGGCGATCTGTATCTGTCTATCTCCGCTCCCGAAAACACGGGAACCGAAGAAATTAATTACGACCCTGTCATTCTGGGAATTCAGGAGAACGACGCCGTGCGCCGGCAGGTGGCAGTATCCCAGAAAGCAAAGTCGGCTTAATTTATTAACCATTTAACCCATATGAAGAAATATGGCACAGGACACTATCGACAAGATTATTAATATCCAGTTCAGATACTCGGATTTAATTAAAGGGTGGGAGGCCGCCTCGACAGCTATTGACACAGCAAAAGCCAAACTGCAAAAGTTCAAGGAAGCAGGAGATTCCGAGGGTGTTGCCAAGCAAGCGCAGATTATCAAAGCGTTGCGTACCGAGATGTCGGCCTATACCCGAGAGATTCAAGCCAATATCCGCGAAGAGGTTAAACTGAATGGCAGCGTCGAAAATTTACGAGCCGGTATTCAGAAATTAACAGCTCAATACAATAAATTGGGCCGAGAGGAACGGAACAATGCGAAAATCGGAGGAGAATTAAGCGCAAAAATCCGGGAGATGCAAACCGAATTAAATGAGGCTAACGCATCGTTGCTAAACTTTCGAGATAATGTCGGTAACTATGCGAGTGCGGCAAAAGGTTTTACTCCGCTTGCATTCCAAGTACAGCAACTCGCCCGGGAATTTCCGTCGCTCACGATATCCGCCCAGCAGTTTTTTCTGGCGATTTCCAATAACCTGCCGATGCTTGCCGATGAACTGACCCGGGCAAGGATGGCCAACAAAGCGTTGCGAGCCGAGGGGAAAGCGACTATTCCGGTGTTCCGGCAGGTTATTTCGTCCATCTTTTCCTGGCAGACGGCTTTGGTCGTGGGCATTACTCTGCTGACAGCCTACGGTAAAGAGATTGGAACGTGGGTAAAGGGATTGTTTACGGCCAAAGAAGCGGCGCTCTCTATGGCCGAGGCACAAGATAAGGTGAATGACGCTTTGAAGAAAGACGGGTACGGCATCGGTGAACAAATCGCCAAAGTGAAAGAATTGCAAATGCAATGGAGGGCTTTAGGGGACGATCTAAAGGTGCGAAAGCAGTTCATTGTCGATAATAAAGACGCATTCGACGATCTCGGGGTACAGGTAAACAATGTTAATGATGCAGAGAAATTACTTGTTGAACGTACCGATGATTTCATTCAATCTTTGCAATTGAGGGCGCAGGCTGCTGCGGCGCAGAAATTAGCATCTGAGCAATATGAAAAATACATAAAAGTTGTCGCAGAAACGGAGGATGATCTTGCCAAATCGGAACGATTAAGAGATTATTATATAAAACAAAAAGCAGAACGAGAAAAGATGTATGGCGGCCTAACGGCCGATATATATCAACGCCAGATACGAGCTTCGCAGGCAATGATAAACCAGCATCAAGCTGAAATAGATAAAATAAACGAACAGCGAAATGCGGCATTGGATACAGGCAGTATTTATACAAAATTGCAAGCGAAATATGAAAAACAGGCCCATGAAATCCTTGACGCCGCAGGCATTGAGGAGGCCGCCAATGATAAAGTAAATGAGAAAATAAAGAAAGGCATAACACTTGCGGAGCAGCGAGCCCGAGCAGTAAAAGCCGCGCGGGAATCCATCGTAAAAGACATTGCGGCAATCGGTAATGCTCTGGATAAAGAGTTGGCCGATGCTTTCAAGGCTGGAGATAGTGATATTACTAAAGGCTTCAAATCGCAATTAGAAGAGCAGGCGCGAAAGTATCAAAATAGGCTTACTGAAGCCGCATTGTCGGGCGGAAGTTTAGGGGTTGCAAAAGAAGCTATTACAATAGCCAAAGAACAACTGGCGCAGTTGGACGATATAGCCAGCAATGAAGAGCTTATCAATCGGTTAGGCTGGGACGATGTGGAGCTGCAACGCCAACGGCTCGACCTCCGTATGCAGATAGCGAACGCCGAACAGAGCATCGCCCGGGAGCAGGACCGCACAGCGCAAGAGGCAGCACGGCAGACGGCGCAAACTCTCAGCAAATTATCAGGCATGACAGGGGCCTTTTCTGCAATGTTCGATGCACTGGGCGGAGAGGGTGAACGTTATGCGGAATTTGCGAAAACATTGGCCGTATTTCAGGTTGTTTTAGCGCAGGCCGAAGCCATAGCCAACGCCGTAGCCTCGTCAGCTAAAGCACCGTGGTTCATGATACCGATAACTATTGCGTCAAGTATCGCTACGGTAGTCGCAGCCATTGCGCAAGCTACACAAATAACAGATTCAGCAGAGACCCCGAAATACGCCTCCGGCGGTCTTGTCACGGGCCCGGGCACCGGAACTTCGGACAGCATCCCCGCAATGTTATCCAACGGCGAAGCTGTGATGACCGCCCAGGCTGTCAACGACTGGGGCGCAATGCTCTCAGCCATGAACGTGGCAAGCGGCGGAAACGCCATCCAAGTATCGAATCTTCCCCAGCGCGACGACGGAATGAAGGGGATGGAGCGCATGATGGAACGGGCCCTGATGAATATGCCGGCGCCCATTGTTTCGGTGGTTGACATCAACAAGGGGCAGAAGCGGGTCAAGGTTCAAAACAGCCTCGGAAAATTGGGGCGAAAAAAATACAAATAATTATTGCACAACGTGCCGAAGGTTTACACCTTTGTCACGAACGCTTATGAAGATATAAGCCGCGGAATCATGTACGAAATAACACCTACATATCACCACCCTGTAGTGGCCGAATCTGCCATAAGCGCGAGTGCTTTGTCTAACTTAACACATCAAACTAATGGCAGTACAGGCATGTACCACTACGCTCGGGCGAGACATTCTCAATGATTGCAACGAGCCCCACGCAAAAGGCGTGGAAAAGTTTTTCTATTTCATCTCCCGGGATGCTATCGACTGGGACAAATCCACGCGCGAAGGCTTCGTGGTTACCAACTTGGTGGCCCTGGCCGGCAAGCGGGGTTACAAGGTCCGTAACCCATCGAATGAAACCCCGGCGATCACCATCACAGACCAAAACCCGAGCATCGACGCCGCATGGGACAAGGTTCTCCCCGTTACCCTTTTGGCTGACAGCCCGGAGAATGCCGCCGCAGTTCTCGGATTGAAGCAGGACAAATATGTCTGCATCTACGAGAACATGGAGAAAGGCGACGCGGGCAAACAGGCGTTCGGCGTCATCGGCTGGGAGCAGGGCGCGACTGGCGTAGATCTGAATATGGACAAGAGCGGAGATGTCGGCGGATGGACCGGCAATATCACCGAAACCGGGGCCCCTACTCCTAATCTGTTCTTCTACAAGACGGACTACGCAACGACGAAGGCGGCGCTCGAATCGCTGTGTTCGGCAGCGGCCTAATCATGCAGACGCAGGAATGGTATAGAGAGAGGGTTTCGGCCCCCTCTCTATCCGATGTCGACAAGTCTGTTATCAGGGCAGATTGGAAGCAGGTCACGGGCAAGGATTTCACCGCATCATTCAACGCCCGGTGCCCGAACTGTCATCACGATGCGGCAATACTAATTTTACGGACTATGGATAAGCAGGAAAACGGCGGATACATTCTTAAGAGGGGTGTCGCTTTCAGATATAAAGGCAAAGTATATACCGCCGACAATATCACAGCTCCGGCCGCTGAATGGTATATCTCGCAAGACCTGAAGCACCGAGACGATTTCGAAGTCCTTGCAAAGGATTACGACGAGTACGAGATAGTATCTTTCAATCGCAAAGAGGAATAATATGGCTGACGACAATATTCGCCACGTCAATTATGCCAGTGATTTCCGAGTGGTGTTTTCATTTCCAGACGGCAAACTCCCGGATTATCCTTGGCACATCGAGCTAAAGACACCGGACACCCCGGCGTATAATACTTATGTGGCCTCGTTTGACGGGTCAGTTTACAGGCGGTGCGTGCCGCTTGAAGATAATTCCATTCTGGTGCTTGTGGATAGGCACCATCTTGCGCCCGGCATCCTGTGCTACCAGATGAAGCGAGATGTCCCTGACAGTCTATTCCCCGACGGTGAAATGAATATCACAACGCCGGGATGCACCAGCATTGAGTTGTGGAGTGGAACATCGGAAGAACTGCCCATTGAGCAGATCAATACGATCATTGCCACACTCAAAGGCGAGCCAGGAGACGCCGGACAAATAGAAAACATAACCGCTTCAGTTAATAATACAACCGGCGCACCAAACGTAGAAGTTCAACTTGGAGGCACCCCCGAAAAACGAACTATAGCTCTTAAATTTTCGGGGATCAAGGGCGAAACTCCCAAAATATCGGCCGACGAGGAAGGCAATATCTATTCTGACGGAGAGCTTGTGACCGCTGTCGTGGCGGAGGTCGTCGTTAAAGCCGACACCGCGTCCACCAACGCCGACCAGCAGGCCGCGCGTGCGAAATCTCTGGCGGACCACCCTCCGAAGATCGTGGATGTCGACGATACGAATTACTGGGCCTTCTGGGATGAAGCGACCAAAGACTATATCA